TGTGATGAACTTATAGACTATGGTAATCGACAAAAAGAACAATTAGCTTTAACAGGGGGTTATCAAGAAAAAATAGAAAAAAATCAAGATTTATCACAAGAAGAATTAAATGATTTAAAACAAAAAAGAGATTCAAATATAGTTTGGTTAAATGATAATTGGATTTATAAAGAAATTCATCCTTATATTCATGAAGCAAATAAATTAGCTGGTTGGAATTTTCAATGGGATTGGTCTGAAAGCTGTCAATTTACAAAATATAAGTTAAATCAATATTATGATTGGCATTGTGATTCTTGGGAACTGCCTTATAATGAACCCAATGATTTAAGAAGACATGGAAAAATTAGAAAATTATCCGTGACTTGTTCGCTTTCCAATCCTGAAGATTATGAAGGAGGTGAATTAGAATTTGATTTTAGAAATACAGACCCTGATAAACCTCAAGTAAGAAAATGTGCTGAAATACAAGAAAGAGGATCAATAGTTGTATTCCCATCTCATGTGTGGCACAGAGTTAAACCAGTAACGAAAGGAGTAAGATATTCTTTAGTCATTTGGAATTTAGGATATCCATTTAAATAATATGAACTTTAAAAAAAATAAATATACAGTTATTAAGAAAGCAATTTCTAAAGAACTTGCAGATTTTTGTTATAACTATTTTATAATGAAAAGAGGAGTTGCTAAAACATTTATAGAAAATAGATACATATCACCTTATTCAGCAGAGTGGGGAATATGGGCAGACCCACAAGTCCCTAATACATATTCTCATTATGCAGATGTTGTAATGGAAACTTTATTAATAAAATTACTTCCACTTATGGAAAAAACAACAGGATTAAAATTAACTCCTAATTATTCTTATGCAAGAATTTATAAGCAAGGAGATATTTTAAGTAGACATAAGGATAGATTTAGTTGTGAAATATCTACAACATTAAATTTAGGTGGACCAGAATGGCCTATCTATTTAGAGCCTTCAGGAAAAGAGGGAATGAAAGGAACTAAAGTTAATTTAAAACCTGGGGATATGCTTATTTACAGAGGTAATGAATTAGAACATTGGAGAGAAGCATTAAAAGAAAACGATTGTGCCCAAGTATTTTTACATTATAATAATACTAAAACAAAAGGATCTAAAGAAAACTTATACGATCGTAGACCTCATTTAGGTTTACCTGCTTATTTTAAAAAAAATGATTAAAGATAAAGATCTATATATAAAAGAGTTAGAAGAAAAAGTTCAAGAACTCGAAGAAAAATACCAAATGGAAAAAAGTGTTAAACAATCTGAAGTTATGCTTAACGCAGAATTAAATGAAAGAATAGAAAAGCATCTATTACACATTGAAACTCTTAGAAACGTTAATGAACATTATTCTAATTTAATTGGCAAACTAAGAGCTAGGTTAAAAGATATTATAAGCCATTAATTTTATGAACATTGTAGACAGATTTGCTAAAAATCTTGTCTGTGTTGAATATCCTAAAGAACAATGTTCCTGGCATATATCGGGAATTATTCCTAAATTCTCTAATCAGGTACATAAATATGATGTTAGAGGTATGCGAGCTGAAGATAATGGACATTTAACTAAAGGAGGATCTACACATTCACAAGCAGATAAAATAGTGTTTGAGACAGATAAAAGATGGTTGATATTTGACACAGAGGAGTTTCACAGATATTTATATGATAATAAAATAAAGATAATTCATCTAGATGAGATGGTTAAAAACCTTAATAAAATTTGGGTGTTAAGTAAAGATAAATCGTGATACAATAACCTATGCTTCAGAAAATACAATTTAGACCTGGATTTAATAAACAAGCTACAGAGACCGGAGCTGAAGGTCAGTGGGTCGATGGAGACAATGTTCGTTTTAGATATGGTCAACCTGAAAAAATAGGTGGTTGGCAACAAATTGTAAATAATACGATTGCAGGCCCTATTAGAGATCAACATACTTGGACAGATTTAGATGGTAAAAAATATGCAGCTTTAGGAAGTTCAAAAGTTTTAATTATTTATTACCAAGATGTTTTTTATGACATTACACCATTAAAAACAGGAACAGCTGCAACCTTTGATTCTACTACAGGTTCTGCAACCATTACAGTGAATTCAACAGCTCATGGTTTAGTAGTTGGTGATTACATGACTTTTGAATCTGTAACTTTACCTGGTGGAGGTCTTACAGGTTTTGCTGATACAGATTTTGAAGATCCTAAAGTTTTTGAAGTTAAAACTGTCCCTAACGCAAGTTCATTCACTATTACCATGCCTTCTAATGAAACAGGTACAGGTATGTCTGCTTCAGGGTCAGCGACGGCTAGAGGATATATAGACATAGGACCTGTAATTCAAACAGCAGCTTATGGATGGGGAGCAGGTAATTGGGGAGAAGAGGAGTGGGGAACAGAGAGATCAACTGGAAGTGTAACTCTTGAACCTGGTTCCTGGTCTCTTGATAATTATGGTCAGCTTCTTGTTGCGACAGTAAAGAATGGAGAAACTTATACTTGGAATCCTTCTGCAGTTTCGGCATTAGATACAAGAGCCTCAGAAGTTACAGCCGCACCTAAAGCATTAATGAGCTTAGTATCTGATAGAGATAGACATTTATTTTTATTTGGAACACAGACAGATTTAACAGATGCAACAACGCAAGATCCAATGTTTATTCGTTTTTCTAATCAAGAAGACATTAATACATGGACTCCAACAGCCACAAACACTGCTGGTACGTTTAGATTAGACCAAGGAAATAGAATTATAACTGCGGTTCAAGGTAAAGATTATGTGCTTGTACTTACAGATCAAGCCGCTTATGTCATGCAATTCGTAGGTCCACCCTTTACTTTTTCACTTAGACAAGTCGGAAGTAACTGTGGATGTCTAGGTCAGCATGCAGCTATCTATGCACAAGGCGCAGTATATTGGATGGGATTTGGTGGAGGATTTTTTAAATTTGATGGTACAGTAAAACAACTTCCTTCACTTGTTGAAGATTTTGTTTTCACCACAACAGGAGATAATTTAGGTTTAAATTATGCAGCTAATGAAATTGCATATGGTTATCATAACTCGCTTTATAATGAAGTGGGATGGTTTTATGCAGCGAGCGGATCAAATAAAATTAATAGAAATGTAGTTTACAATTTTTTAGAAGATGTTTGGACTGTAGGATCATTATCAAGGACAACTTATAATGACGCTCATACTTTTGATTTACCTTATGCCACAGAATACTATAGCACCAACACTCCAACTTTTCCTGTAATTAGTGGTGTTACAAATACTTATGGAGCATCAAAATATTGGGAACATGAAACAGGAGTCAATGAAGTTGATGCAAATGGAAATGCAACAGCGATTACATCTTATATTCAATCAGGTGATTATGATATTTCAGTTCAACAAGGTATAGGTGGCGATGGTGAGAATATAATGAGAGTATCAAGATTTATTCCTGACTTTAAAAACTTATCTGGTAATGCAAAAGTAACCATGTTTTTTAGAAATTATCCAGGTCAAACAGAATCATCAAGTGCAAGTCCACCGGTAATTACAGGTCCATTTACTTGTAATAGCACTACAACTTTTGTAAGCACAAGAGTTAGAGGAAGACAGGTTAGTTTAAAAATTGAAAATGATGCGGTTGATGAATCTTGGAGATATGGAACTTTAAGACTTGATCTAGCTGCAGGAGGAAGAAGATAATGGCAAAAATTACAGCGTCATTTCCACAAGTTATCAGAGACGATCAAACAAAAGTGAATAACGAAGATCAACTTATTCAAGCTTTAGAAACACAAAAGAATGAATTAAATTTTGGTTATCAAGAAGATTTAAAACAAGAGGTAACAAGATTTACTTGGTTTAGTATGAGGTTTGGTTGCTAATGAGTTGTAATAATGTAAATGTTGAACCAACAGTCATTGGTGGCGGTGATGGCTCAAATGCTTATGATGCATTTGGAAGATTAAGAGTATCAAACCCTTTAACCATATTTGATTCTTCAAATGTGATGTCAAAAGGAACTCAGTTTGATGAATCAACGACTGGATCTGCAACAGTAACTTACACAGCGAATAAATCTACAGTTAATTTAAATGTAACAGAAGCAAGTGGTGATAAAGTTATTAGACAATCTAAAAGAGTGATGTCTTATCAACCAGGTAAATCTTTATTAATTTTTAATACTTTCGTTATGAATACACAAACAGAAAATTTAGAACAAAGAGTAGGTACTTTTGATTCAAACAATGGAATTTTTTTTGAAGATACAGGAACAGGTTATCAAATTGTAAGAAGATCATATACATCAGGATCAAGTGTTGATGATCCAATTACTCAAGCCAATTGGAACGGAGATAAACTCGATGGTACAGGAGCTTCTGGTTATACATTAGATCCAACTAAAGCTTCTATTTTATTTACAGACTATGAATGGTTAGGAATGGGAAGTGTAAGAGTTGGGTTTGTAATTGATGGTAAATTTATAACCGCTCATACATTTTTAAATGCAAATAATTTAGATACGGTTTATATGCAAACTGCAAACTTACCTATAAGATTAGAAATAGAAGTTAAATCTGCACTTACAGCAGGAACCTATACCTTACAACAAGTGTGTTCATCAGTTATCTCTGAAGGGGGATATCCTCCAAGAGCTGTAGAACAAATGATTGGAACAGCTTCATTAGCTGGAGTGAATCTAACAACAGCTGGAACTTTTTATAATTTAGCAACCATTAGAATTAAATCAGGAAGACCTTATGCAGTAATTGTACCTCAAGGATTTAAAGGAGCTGCAGTATCAAATTCCGATTTTGAATTACAATTAAGACTCAATGCAACACCAAGTACAGCATTTTCATACACAAGTTATTCTGATAATGTAGAATATGATTTAACAGGAAGGTAAAGGAGTTTCATCTGCAAATGTAAATGGAGATGGATTTAATTTTGACTATCAACTAGGACAAACCATAGCTGGAGCATCTGATACTTTAACACTTTGTGCAAAAGGTGCTAGTAATGGTGACGATGTTCTTGGAACTTTAAAATGGTATGATGTAACATAATGGCTAATTTTTATAAAAACGCATTCTATGATCCTAGCACCACAGCAGCGGTGACAGTCTATACATGTCCATCTAATGCTAATGCTATTATTCAGAATATACAAATTACAAATACCGGTGGATCTAAAACCGTAGATACAAGAGTTGTAGATGATTCTGCATCAACATCTTTTATAGTTGCACACGCAGCAATAACAGGACCTACGATTTGTAATGTTGCAAAGGGCCCTATTATTTTAGAAGAAAGTGATTCTGTAACTATTGAAACTTCTGACACCTCTGCTATATCTGCTACATTAGCAATTTTAGAAATTAGTAGAGAGGATCAGAATGGATAAAAAAGAACCAGTTAAAATAGAAACCAAAACGGTAGAGACTTATAGAAATAAAAAAACAGGTCAAGTTTACGCAGATCAAAAAGAAGCTAACTTTGATTTAACCGCTAAACCAGAAGATATTGTAAAAGATGTAACTGTAACTGTTACGAATAAAGGATTAGATTTATTACAGAAAGTGATGAGAGATGCGACTGCAAACAAACCAAAATCCTAGAGGCGGGACAGAGCTTCAACTCGAATATCTATATAAACATGTAGATAAATCATTATTAGACCAAGTACAAATTACAACATCTGTTCCTGAAAAAATTCCCTTACATCCAACCAAGTTAAATATTCTTTGGCAAAAAAATTCTTATGATCAACCTAATCTAGCGCCTTGGTTTAAAGATAAGAATAATCATAAAAAATATGATTGGTATGTATTTAACTCACATTGGAATTTTGAAAAATTTAGAATGATGTTTGATATACCAACAGAAAAATCACTTGTTATCAAAAATGGTATTGATCAAATTAAACCTAGAAACTTAAATGAAAAGAAAGATCAAATAAAACTTATTTTTCATCCAACACCTTGGAGAGGATTGAATGTTATTCTTGCAGCAATGCAGTTTGTTAAAAATCCTAAAGTACATTTAGATGTTTATTCTTCTACGGAAGTTTATGGAAAAGGTTTTTACGAAGCTAATGATAAACAGTATCAAGAACTTTATGAACAAGCTAAAGCTTTGCCTAATGTAACTTATATTGGTTATCAACCTAATGAATATATAAAAGAAAACTTACACAAATATGATATTTTTGCTTACCCTAATATTTGGGAAGAAACATTTTGTATCTCAGCATTAGAAGCCATGGCAGCTGGACTTTATACGATTACAACAAACTATGGTGCCTTGTATGAAACATGTGCAGAATTTAGTTCTTATATTCCATATCAAAAATCATACACTAATCTTGCACAGAATTTTGCTTTTGCCATTGACTCTGTTGCAGATCATTTAGACAGTCCAGGAATTGTTGATCATTTAAAACTACAAATAAAATACATAAATCAATTTTATAATTGGGATAAACAAGGAAGAGCTTGGACTCAATTTTTGAAAGGAGCACTCAATGCAAGACGCAAGTAAACCTATATGGATTAATAAACAAGTTACAAGCACCCCGAAGCCAGCAGCGAGTGGCAAGAAGCTAAGTGGTCTTAAAATATTTTTAGCAACACCTGTACACAGTGAATGTTCTATTCATTACACACAAGCATTATTAAGGTTTCAACAACAATGTATGTTAAATAATATACTAGTTTCTTTTTCATTATTAAAATCTTCGTTAGTTACTCAAGGTAGAAATTTATGTGTATCTAATATGTTAGATGAAGGTGATAAGTATGACTATTTATTGTTTATTGACTCTGATATTGATTTTACTTTTCAAACCATAATGAAAATGATCGCTGCAGATAAAGATGTTATTGCAAATCCTTATCCTTTAAAAGCAATTGATTGGGAAAAAACAGTTAAAAGATTTAATAAAAATCCTAATTTAGATGCAAATATGTTATCTAAACAAGGTTTTACTTGGCCTGTTAAATTAGAAGACAGAAATCATTTGGAAATTAAAGGTGGAATTGCAGAGGTATCTCATGCGCCTACTGGCTGTATGTTAATTAAAAAACATGTTTTTGATAAAATGATTAAAGCTTATCCAGACAAAAAGATAAGTCAGCCAACTATTATTAATGGTAAACATATAGAAAAAGAAAACTTTTATAACTTCTTTGATACTTACCATGAACCAAAAACTAAGAGATATTACGGAGAAGATTTTGGCTTTTGTAAAAGATGGACAGAAATTGGTGGTAAATGCCACATTTTAGTTGACGAATATATTACTCATGTCGGTGAATATAGATATGAGGGTCGTATTATGGATGACCTTGAATTTAAAAGCGTTGACGAATCTAATAAAAGTTAGTAAATTAACGTACTTCAGGATTGAAAAGCCTGCCTAATTGTATACAATAACAAAACATGACTATTGCAAGAGGACAAATGGATAGACAATTATACGCTGAAGGCGGCAT